TTATCTTCGGATTCTCCTCCAAATAAGTCAGCGTACTTTTCAATAATTCGTTGCCTAAATGATAAAAAAAAACCACCGAACCTAAAACTACATCTAATGGCGCTTGTTTCATTATTTCAGAATATGTAGCCGAACCTTTATAATCTTCAATGGTATATTTATCTCCTATCTTGCTTTTTACTGGTCTATAAAGAACAGCCATAGCCTTATTCATCTCATCCCAATCAGTAATATAACTATCTAGGTCTACATATTCTCCTTGAGTCATATCGTCTAGATTAGGAATAAATCCAAACTCTATACCACCCATTTTAAACCGTTCTACAAGTTTGTGATTACTATTAAATAAACCACTTAAATTACTTGTTATACTTGCTACATCCTTTCTCTTAATACTTGCAACATCCTTTAAATCAATGCCACAAAATATCTGTATCATCTTTTGGTGCAAAAATTCGCTTTCTTCGTTTTCTTTAGCAATCTTTAAAAATTTCTGGTATTGTTCCAGTTTAATTTCTTTTAGATGCGTTGGAATTGTTAGCTCTAGCTTCATAATCTATAAACGTTATTTGTTGATTTTTGTATTAGTAGACAAAGTATTTACCATTGTTTGGATTTGATAGCTGGTAGAATACGTTGTAACGTATGGCATCAATAGCGTGGTTAAAGTTATCGACCACAAGCCCAGATTTTTTATCTGAGTAGATGTAATTGTTGAGTTCTTTTCCAATGTTTTGAGAATTAGATTCTATAATTAATTCATAGTCTTGCATAAGTGCTAGTCCAGCAGTAATAGAACCCGCTCCCTTTTCGGTTGCGATTATATTACAACCTTGAGAAGAAAGCTCGGCAATTAGTCTAGGCTCTGCACTATCTGCTACAATTAAAGATTTAGCACAAACTCTCTTGTTAATTTGAGCTATTTCACTTGTTGTAAGCTTTGGCTTATAAAGATGCTCCTTAATATAAATCTTTCGTTTAGTCTTATCAATTGCAACTTCTACCAATGTAGTCGGGTCAATAGAGAAACCAAAGTCTTGACCGAATGAAGTTTGCAAGTTATCTGGGTTAAAAGTTCCAAAACTCCAGTTAGTAAATACAACTCCTTCCGCTTTGTCTAGCCACCCACCTAGAATAGTATGGTCATATTTGCGCCTATTATTCTTCTCTAGCGCCTCGATTTGATTTAAAAATGATTCACTAAGATATTCTAAGTTGTCTTTGTACGTTGTATGTATGTAAGTCGTATCTCCATTTGTAAGCGAGTTACCTTCTTGTACTCCTTTTTCTTCAAAGAAACGATTATAAATAAAATGTTCTTTTGTAGTTGGGTTAAGAATAAGAATAACCCTGTTTTGTCTTTGACTATTACGAATAGAAAAGTCTATCTTGTCAAATATATCCTCATCTGTTAATTCTTCTGCTTCATCTAATATCCAAGTAGTAACCCCTTGTAATGATTTTAAATTAGCTGTTTGAGTTCCGCTTGAAGTTTTAATCCCCCTAAATAATATCTTTGAATTAGTTCTAGTATTAATTATCTCGTCTTTAGTAATATAAAAATCTGATTCTAGACAAGCCATTTCTATCTTTTCTACAAACTCTGGTATAATTGATATATGAGCTGAAGTAAGAGTATATCTAGTAAATAGTATTACGTGTCCTACTTCGTACGTTAAAAGCAAAAGAAAGGAGTTCAAAGCAAATGATTTACCCGAACCCCTTCCTCCTGTTATTACAAAGTATCTACTATCGCTTTCAAATAGCGGAACGTATTTACTATTTAGTTCTATCACTTGAATTTAACAATATCCTTTATATCAAAGTCGTTAATCGTGTGCGTATTATTTTGGTCTACCACTTGCTTTGGCATTCCATATTGGTATTGAAAGAATAACTTTACCGCCCAATCTTTATGGTCTTCTAGAGCTTGAGCTAAAACAGCAAAAGCTTTAGGCTCTAATGGTGTAAGCTTCTCAACTAAAGATTGCTCTTCAGCTTTAGACTTACGACCAGCTCCTTCTCTAGCTCCACCCCTTTTATCTATCTTTTCCATATTAAAACTTTATTGCTTTAGCATCTGTATTCTCTCTAATCTTATCTACTTCGTTTTGATTATTATCATAGTGAGTACCAATATTTAAACGTTTAATTGTTTTCCATTTTAACTCTCCATTAGTAAAATAAACTCTCGAATGTGGAATACCTAACTTATCTGCAACTTCATAAACTGCTTTGCTTGCGCTTTCTTGTCTTCTAGTTACAATATAAACTGTCTTACCACTAGCTATAACTCTTTTAGCTATGTCTTGACCTCTTTTAGTGCTTAATGTGTCATCAAAATCGAATGATACCTTATTACCTTCAGCTGCAAGACTACCACTAGAAATAATAGCTACATATACTTCTTCAGCTTTTTGTTTAGTATCATACTGGCATAATCCGCTTCCGATTCTCCACTTGCCATTTTCACATTTATATACCGGCATTTTCTTCTGTATGAACGTTATAAACTTGTCTTATTTGACTAATGTAATCTCTCCAACAAGAAGAGCAGCTAGAAGATTCTAATCTTATATCAAATATACGGTAGTAGATATCTGTTAAATCCCATTGTACTCGTGGACTAATCTCATTCTGTGGCTTAGAGAAAAATTCTTGTAAATAAGTATAATCTTCTTCAGTTAAACATTTTGGTTTACGATAAGACCATAATTTATTTAATTTTTCTTTACGCTCATCACAACCACAATCCCAATCTAAAGCTTTAGATAAAAGTTCTACACCTTTTTTAATTCCAGTTGCAGTTGTAAACGCTTCGATAGTATCACCTAATCCTTGAGCGTTACTAAATGTAGCTTCCTTTTTAGGCTCTACACTATTTGATTCAATTTTTGATTTTCTTGCCATTCCTTTAATTTTAATTTACATTTTTTGATTGTATAATAAACACTCATAAAAGCTATTCCAGTTTCTCGTGAAAGTTTTCTCATTGATATTTTATTATTAACCCAAGTCATAAATAGCATTTTATCATACCAATCCCAAGTATCAATAAATTCTATATACGGTTGAGCTAATTCTTCAGCTAGTTCATTACTTTCATCTTCTTTTAAATTGTATTCAATATCTTGAGTTACTTCTACTTTAATAACTTTCTTAGAATGTAAGTCCATCGTAAGACTTCTAAGCGTATAGTAAAAATAAGCCTCGTTAATATCTTTTCCATAAACTTTTATATATGCTTCTTGGACTACATCTTCGGCATAATTAACCTCCCCAAACTTTTTAACCATTGCAACCCAATGCTTGTGACGAGAGTAGATATGCTCCATTAAAGTAAGTAAATATTTTCCGCTACTAACTTCCAATAAATCTTATCGTCTATTCTATGATTATACTCGCCAAATAGTTCACATAACCATAAGCACATTTCTTTAGCTAGGTTTTTATTCCCAGTAAAATAGAAAGCATTGTTCATTAATGACTTAGCTCTTTCGTCTGGTTTCATTTAGTCCATCCATTTACCGTGCTTGAATAAATGCCAAGTACGATGCTTTAAAACTTCAACAACTAATTGAAATAAAGTATCGGCTTCATATACGCCAGCTCCTTTTACTATTAATTTCATCCTTTAAATTTATTTAGTTCATTGTTTAAATACCAAATAGCTTTCTCTAAGTCTTGCTTCTTATTTCCTTTCTTATCAGCTCTTAAAATATACTTAATGGAATTTCCTAAAGAGAAGTTTAATTCGAATGACTCAATAATATCTATAACTTCTAATCCTTTGCCTTGATAGTGCTCTGGGTGATTAACTAAACTAAATTTTTCGTGTGGTTCTACGTAGTTCATATCGTTTTAGTTTCGCAAAGTTTAATGAAAAAAATTGATTAAACAAAATTTTTAAGCATTTATTTTATAAGATTGTAATAATATTCTCAATTGAGTTCCTAATGTTTCTCTTTTAGTATCATCTAATCTTGACATTTGAATACCTATCTTATAAAATTGCAGCATTGCCTCCGCTGCATCTATAAATTGCTCTGTTGCTCTCATTCCATATTCACTATAATCTCCTTTAGGTAATAAAATCTCAACTACTTTTTCAAGTTCTAAGAGTTGCTGATTAGTTATTGATTTTACTCTTTGCTTATTAGCTGGGTTTCCTCTCCAGTCATCTTCAATAATATGAATTAATGCTTGACACATTGTAAAATATGTAAGCGCTTTATCTTTATCTTCTTGTGTCATTTATATTTATTGTTTAGAAAGTCTTTAATTTCTCTCACTCTTAAAAATGCTAATCTTTTTAATGGGTCAATACCAAATATAATCCTTTCCTTTTGTGATTTAAGGCATCCGTGCAGGTCGTTGATATAAATACCATCCTTTAGCATAAATTGCTCGTTAGGTTTAAGTAATTGAGTATTTATCCACTCAATGGCTTTAGTTTCATTTTTCGTTAACATATTAAATCCGTTAGTTTACATAAAATTCCTAAACTTGTATTATTATCTCCTCCTTTTACATTCATTCTAGCTTTGCCTTCTTCTACTAATTGCTTTATTCTTTGCTTTAGTTGGCTAGTCGATATTAAAATAGCTTTGTCTTCTCCAACTTTATAAACGTAAAAGTCCGCTTGACTTGTTGATATTCCGCTAGGCTTACCTCTAGACCAATATTCTATATAAACATTTCCTGTTTCTATAGTTCTTCTGTCACTTTTAACTTCAACTTTTTTTCCTGTTACAATTTCGTGAAACCAAGTCTCGCCATCTAATACACCGAACTCTAAATCAAACTTAAAATCGTTGTTAAAATTCATAATGTATTTATTTCAAATTCGATTCTAGGATTTTCTTTGTCAATATGTTTTCTCATTACCAGTACAGAACAAAGTCTGTCATTTGCTATCATTCCAGAAGTTTGTAAACAATCTAAAATAACTTTTGCTGCGTTATCTAAGTCAGAACGATTAGACTGAAAGTAAACTTCTATCCATATTTTAAAAGGTTCTGTAAATTGTTGTTTTAAATGCTTCTTAATTTGAAATCCAAAGCTATTTTCATACTCTTTTAAAATTGCAGATTTGTAAAGCCTATTATTTCCAATCTTATAACCGTTAGACTTACTCGGAACTTGACCAATTATAATTATCATTATTCAATAGGTTTAATATTGCCATTTTCATCTAAATAAGCCTTAAAGTCTGCTAAATTTTCAATAAATTCTCGATAACATTGCGATTTACAAGCCATTATAAGCTCATCCTTATCAGCAAATTTTTTTATATTACTAGCATAAATCCTTTGTTTATCTTCTAATGTAGCTTCATAAATTCCAAATTTTACGATATAGTCGTACAGAACGTGTAAACCTCCAGCTATCCAATTCATTTTAATGTTTCGCTCGTGGCATCTTATCATTTCTTGACTATACATATTAGCTGAATTGATTGCAGCCATCTTTAAATCTGCATCGCTAGGTATTTCTTTTGGAGTTTCTACTTCTTTTACAACCGTTAAAGTAGATTGTCTTGAGTAATCAATGTAAGCTTTTGCAATTCGACCAAAGTATTCACAAGAAAAGTTCTCGTAGCATTTTGCATCTATTCCTAACTTACCAGAAACTGCCCATTCAAAAGCTAGTTTTATTTCTTCTGGTGTTAGGTTTCCAAAATTTGTTTTAATAAAATTTATTAACACAAATTTCTCTTCCTCTGTAGGCATATTATTGCTTCTAAGACCAACTAATACCATTGAATAACGCAATACTTGTTTAAGGTCTTCTTCGTGTCTTAAACGTAAGGTTTGGGTGCTTCTCGCGTGCATTATGATATCAGCTTCAGCGTTACCAGTTTTTAATGGCTTCCATTCTTGCTGCTGAAGTTCCGAGTTTCGGTTCGTTGTTTGTAGCTCCATTGTTTTTAAATTTAGAATTGTTTGTCATCCAAGTTTTAACTCGTCTGCTAATATCAAAAAATTTCTCGCATTCCCATCTTTCATTTCCTTTTTTATCTCTTTCCACCCAATACCAAAAAAAGTTATCAAGTTCACTTCCTAATTCATCTTTAAAAGGCAAAAGCATTTCTGCAAAACTTTCTTTTATTTCTTTTACTTTAGTTTCATTTACTTTACTTTCCTTTCCTTTACTTTGTTGAACGGTCGTTGAACGGTCGTTGAGCAATCGTTTATCGGCTGATGCTTTTCCAGCCATTTTTCTTTGTTCTTTCATCTTAAAGTAAGGTTCTAGGTAAACTAGCATCTTAGGAGAAAAGAATTTTTGTTCTAAATCTATCTCGAATAATTGATAATTGCAGATTGTGGTTCTAATCTTTGGCTCTGATACTCCAAACTCTTCAGCTAATAAATCTAAATCTTCAAGAGGATACATTAAGTCTTGTTGTTCTCTTAATGTTTCAAGTAACATAAAGTAAATTCCGTAACCTTCTACACCTAATTCTTTGCGTAATCTTCTAATCTTCCTGTCGTGTCTTGCATTACAAAAATGCGGGAAATAAAATGCTTCTTTTTCCATTTGATAAAATTAAAAAAGCCAGCTACGTGAGAGAGTAGACTGGCTTAGTTTGGTATTTAACCCTAAATCACCGAAGAGCTCTCACCCACTTCGCTGATTATTTTGCAATATAAAACTAATTTTTAGATAGTAAAACTTTTTTTAC